AGCTGCACACGGTTACTTTGGTCGTCTTATCTTCCAGTATGCTTCATTCAACAACTCAAGAAGTCTTCACTTCTTCCTTGCAGTATTCCCTGTAGTTTGCGTATGGTTAACTTCAATGGGCATTTGCACAATGGCATTCAACTTAAATGGTTTCAACTTTAACCAGTCTGTAGTTGATGCACAAGGTAAAATCGTACCTACATGGGGCGACGTTCTTAACAGAGCAAACCTTGGTATGGAAGTAATGCATGAGAGAAATGCACACAACTTCCCACTAGACCTAGCATGTGCTGAGTCTTCAACAGTTGCTTTAACAGCACCTTCAATCGGTTAATTTCTTAACCAAATCAAACACAAGGGGTCTTCGTGACCCCTTTTTATTAGGAGAATTATGGTAGCATCTACCTTACAACCAACTACAAGAGGTTGGTTTGATGTACTTGATGACTGGTTAAAAAGAGACCGTTTCGTATTCATCGGATGGTCTGGACTTCTATTACTTCCTTGTGCTTTTCTATCAATTGGTGGTTGGTTCACAGGAACTACTTTTGTTACAAGTTGGTATACACACGGAGTAGCAAGTTCATATCTGGAAGGATGTAACTTTTTAACAGCAGCAGTATCCACACCTGGCGATGCAATGGGTCACAGTTTACTGTTCCTATGGGGTCCTGAAGCACAGGGTTCATTCGTTCGTTGGATACAACTTGGTGGATTATGGAACTTTGTAGCGTTACATGGAGTCTTCGGACTTATAGGTTTCATGCTTCGTCAGTTTGAGATTGCAGGTCTTGTAGGGATTCGTCCTTATAATGCTCTTGCTTTTTCAGCAGTTATCGCAGTATTCACAAGTATATTTTTGATCTATCCATTAGGTCAGCACAGTTGGTTCTTCGCACCTTCATTTGGTGTGGCAGCAATCTTCCGTTATATTTTGTTTATTCAAGGTTTCCACAACATTACATTGAATCCATTTCATATGATGGGTGTTGCGGGTATTCTTGGTGGTGCACTTTTGTGTGCAATTCATGGTGCAACAGTGCAGAACACATTGTATGAAGATTCATCCATCTACACAGAGGGACAAATTCAGAGTACAACATTCCGTGCTTTTGATCCAACACAGGAAGAAGAAACTTACAGTATGATTACAGCAAACAGATTCTGGTCACAGATATTTGGTATTGCTTTCTCAAATAAAAGATTTCTACACTTCTTAATGTTGTTCGTACCTGTGATGGGTATGTGGACATCATCTATCGGTATCGTAGGTCTTGCACTTAACTTAAGAGCATACGACTTTGTATCTCAAGAGATAAGAGCAGCAGAAGACCCAGAGTTCGAGACTTTCTATACAAAGAATATTCTTCTTAATGAAGGTATGAGAGCGTGGATGTCATCTGTTGACCAACCACATGAGAACTTTGTGTTCCCAGAGGAAGTATTACCTCGTGGTAATGCACTCTAAACCAAAATCACTATTTGATTACATTTACCTCGAAAAAAATTTCGGGGTATTTTTTTGCCCCTTATATCTCAAAATCTTAAGTTAACCTTAAATCTCTAAATATTTTCAGTTACAATTTCATATGGGTATCCTCCATTCTTCTAAGGCTTATGTTTTTAATCTACACACAACGAGTTCAGCAGAGGCAAAAAGATTATGGAGAAGAGATGTAAAAGAGAAATGGAATTGGGAATGTGCATATTGTGGAGACAGTAATAATTTAACAATTGATCATGTAGTACCACGTTCTAAAGGTGGTCCTGACTTTACAAAGAATGTAGTCTGTTGTTGTAATGACTGCAATCAAAGTAAAGGTCACGAACCTTGGGAAGAGTGGTATCTGAATCAAGATTTCTTCTCATATAAGAAGCATCAAAAAATAAAGGAGTGGATGGAACCAGACCCACCACAGGATCTATTTGCATATCGTCCAAGACGCAATAATGCAACTTGAATAAATAAACCAGCAGTACATACTGCATAACGGTACATACCAAAATATATGGCAACTCCTTTTAGGTTAAAGAGGTCTGCTGTCACTGGGAAGCGTCCTGGTTTGACGGATATGCAGATCGGAGAATTAGCAATCAATTTTTATGATGGGCATCTATTCGCAGAGAGAGACACGCAAGGTGTTGGAATAGGTACAACAGTCGCACTATTAACCCCTTGGGTTGAAAATTTTGGTGGTGGATCGATAGTATATAATGGAATCGTAACAGCAACATCATATCACGGTAATCAAGTAATCGGAACTCCTGCAGGTGGATTTAAGTCAGGAGCATTTACAATTGCAAATTCAGATCATACGAAAGATTCAATCAACGAACTTAATTTTATATTAGGTAAGTTAGTTCCAGCTGCACCTGATACACTAAATGCTTTAAGTGTTTCATTGACAGGCACTGCGGGTAATGGAAGATTGTGCCAAGGATTCACACCGACTAATAATACAGGAGGATCAGCACCAGTAGCGGCAACGCAATATACAAGAAACACTGATAGCACGATTACATCAAATTATATCAACGATGTCGGACCAGGTGATAATGGCACAGTGATTGGGAAGGTTAATGCTGCATCTGTTGGTAATATTTCATTTGATACTAATGTAAATAATGGTACAAATGGTGGAATACAAGTAGCAGATAATAAAGATGCATCATTTTCAACAAGAAATACAGGCATCACTTCACAATTCTATCAAGTCTATGATGTAAGATTTCTAAATGCAACATCACCTGATGGATTTAACAAAGCATTCTTTACTCATGGATCAGCAACAAGTAATGATGTTTTCTGGTATGAAGATCCGAGTACAGTAAGTGCTCCTGTTATTTCATTCAGTGGAGTGACTGTTCCTTCAAGTTCATCTCACACAGTTGCATACTCATCTGGAGTTCCTCATTATACGGAGTCAGCAAATAATACATTCACATATGTCTTGACAGTCACCAATGCATCGGGTGATATGTACACTCAAAATACATTTGTAACTCAAGATAGTAATACAGGAAGTGCCTTTGCAAATACAGGAAATAAAAGTTATACTGATTTTAATGGTGGAACAAATCCACCTACACAAAATTATGGAGTTGGTACTGGTGTAACAGCACTTGTATCAGGTGTCCCTAGAAATATACATAACACAATTACATCAAATCATTTTAATAGATATGATGCATTTACACCCTATGGTAGTCATAATAATCAGAGAGTCAGCTACAGCACAGCATTAAACATTATGGGAACATCTGCTACTACGTCACAAGTTGATGAAGATAATATTAACATATCTGGAACTCTTGGTTCTGGTTCAGGAAATGCAATTCGTGTTGATGCTGGTGCAGGAACAGACACACCAACTCCTGTAACAACCACTTTTAATTCAAGTGGAACTCCTGCAGTTTATGAGGCAATTGTAAGAGGAGGCACACTTCGTCACGATCAAACAAATTACTCAACAGGTTATTTACCTGTAGGTCCTAATTACTCCTCTGGTAGAAGTGGTACACAATACTTCCAGATGTTAATTACTCGTAATGCAGTTTCGCAGTTCAATATAGTTGTTTCTGGTTCTTATGCAGGTTGTCAGGTTTGCTTGCCCGATAATTCAACTTGGACAACTGGATTGAATAATACAAATGGTTGGGCAGATATGTTCACTGCATATGGAGGTTCTGGGGTTCCTCGAAATGCCTCACCTGGTTGTGCTTTCGCTGGAAATATGACTGGTGGTAGTGGTACATTTACCTGTGTATTTGGAACAGAATCATCATCAAATGGTAATGGAAAAATCTTAATTAGATTTAAGTTGACTTCTGGTCAGTCGATCACAAATATTCAATTCACAGCATAGGGGTATATCATGGCATTAACAACAGAGCAAAAGGTTGACTTACTCCTTAAAAAATTAGGTTATACAAAAACGAAAACTGGATCTGTATTTGGAACAGGTTCTGTATCAGGTACAGGAAAACAACCCTTTGGTGAGGCAATACCATCACCACTGATTGTTGCAAATGGTTCTTTATGGAATGAGAGTGATTCAATTCCAGCGACTCCACCTGGTTCAGATACTAATCAAGTAAAAAGATATCCAACAACCTCTGCGTTGAGAATGACACTGGATACCACAGTGACTCCAAATCGTTCTTTCATTGCATATACAACATATAATAATACTTCATCGGCAAGATTAACAAATTGGATTGATACACAATTTGGTCCTGATTATCAACTTGAAGTTTATGTAGATGATGCAACAGATCCTGATAATAAGTTACCTGAAGGTGGTTCTGGATCTAATGATGGTTGGTATTTTGATTATTCTGCTGGTGTACTAAACTTTAGTGATACTAATCTTCCTTCTGGAGTTAACGGAGCAGGTACGAATGTTTATATTGTAGGTTACAGATATGTTGGTCAAACTGGTGCACCCACACCAGGTATCTCTACATTCTCATATCTTGATCTTACAGTTGAAAGAAATCTTGATGTTGGTGTTCAAGGTGGTATTTCTACATTCCGACATAATATTGATGCGAATGGTATAATCGAAGGTATTGCTGGAGAGAATAAGATACCATTCTTATATTCTAACCTAGCAGCACTACCCAATGCAGGAACATATCATGGTATGTTTGCTCACGTTCATTCAGAAGGTAGAGGATATTTCGCACACGCAGGTAATTGGTTAGAGTTAGTTAATAAAGATACAAGTGGTAATGTAGGATTAAGCGGAGATTTAGATGTTGATGGTCATACTAACTTAGATAACGTAAGCATTGCTGGAGTAACCACCACTGGTGGATTATTAGATATTAATGCAGGTGGTCAGGCAAATACATTTAAAGTTGAAGATTTAACAGATAATCGTATTGTTATTGCTGGAACTGGTGGAGAATTAGAAGATAGTGCAAATCTAACATTTGACGGTTCGACACTTGGAGTCACTGGTGATGCGACATTTAGTGGTAATGTTTCAATTGGTGGAACATTAACATATGAAGACGTTACTAACGTTGATTCTGTTGGACTATTAACAGCAAGATCTGGTATTCGTGTTACTGGTGGTGTTATTGAAGCACAAGCAGGTGAGAATAAGATACCATCTCTCTATGCGAATATGGCAGCATTGCCAAGTCCATCTACCTATCATGGAATGTTTGCTCACGTTCATTCCACAGGTAGAGGTTATTTTGCACACGGTGGTGCTTGGTATGAATTAGTTAATGCTGATTTAACTGGTAGAGTTGGAACAGGAACAGAGAGTTACTTTATTGATCGTCTTGTATCAACATCAACAACTGCAACCTCATTAAATGTCACTGGAGTAACAACTGCTGTTACTGTAGATATCAACGGAGACTTAGATGTAGATGGTCATACAAATCTAGACAATGTAAACATCGTTGGTGTAGTCACTGTAACTGGTGAGATAAAAATACCAGATTTAAGTGGTAGTAATAACAGAATAACATTTGGAGATAGTCAAGATTTACAAATATTCCATAGTTCTGGTGCAAATTATATCAAAGTTATCAATGCTCAAAATTTGGTATTTGGAACAAATAATACTAATAGAGCTTTGTTTGAAAGTTCTGGTAACTTCAGACCTGTTGTTGATGGTGTTTATGATCTTGGTGTAAGTGCAACAAGATGGAAAAATGTTTATGCAGACACCTATATTGGAAATGGAAATTTAGGTATCGTAACCGCAACAGAAATAGACTTAAATGGTGACTTAGATGTAGATGGTCATACAAACTTAGATAATGTAAGCATCGCTGGAGTAACAACTACTGCAGGATTATTAGATATTAATGCTGGTGGTCAAGCAAATACATTTAAGGTAGAAGATTTAACTTCTGGTAGAGTTGTTCTTGCAGGAACTGGTGGTGAGTTAGAGGATAGTAATAATTTAAGATTTGATGGAACAGATCTTTATGTAAGTGGTATTCGTGTTGGTTCTGGTAATGGTGGAATTATTGGTGATGATATCATTACAAGAAATCTAAAGGTAAATGGTATTTCAACATTCATTGGTATTGCTACATTTAATAATGCAACATTTCATGGAGATATAGATGTTGATGGTCACACAAACTTAGATAATATTTCTGTTGCAGGTGTCACCACATTTACTGGAAATATTGATGCAAATGGAAATTTAGATGTTGATGGAATAACAGACCTAGATGTATTGAACGTCGCTGAAGCAGCAACATTTAGTAGTTCAGCAGAATTTGATGGTAATGCAAAGTTCGATAGCACAATCACTGCTGGTGGTGCTACAGGAAGTAACGGTCAATATCTAAAATCAACTGGTAGTGGAGTTGCTTGGGCATCATTCCCAACTGCAAGAACATCACAAGCATTCACTGCATCTTCAGGACAGACAACATTCAGTTTCAGTTACACTGTTGGACTTGTTGATGTATTTGTAAATGGTATTAAGTTATCAACTAGTGAATTCACTGCGACTAATGGTAGTTCAGTTGTACTAGCGGTTGGTTGTTTTGTCGGAGATATTGTAGAGATACTTTCTTATAATACTGCAACTGGAGGAGGAGGTGGTGGTTCTCTTAATAATATTGTTGAAGACACGACCCCACAGTTAGGAGGAAACCTTGATTTATTCAATAAAACTATTAATGGTACAGGTGGAATCAATATTACTGGTGTTGTTACTGCCACAACATTTATAGGTGATGGATCTGGTCTTACAGGAGTAACAGCATCTGGAACGGGTGTTGTTATAAAAGATGGTGGTTCAACAGTTGGAACCGCTTCAACAATCAACTTTGGTGATAACTTATCTGTATCTCCTATCTCATCTGGTATTGTAACTGTTACTGCAACGCAATTATCTAATGAAGAAGTTCAGGATATTGTTGGTGCGATGTTCTCAGGAAATACTGAGACTAATATTACTGCCACTTATCAAGACGCTGATGGAACAATTGATTTAGTAGTCGATAGTGGTGTATCAGTTGCAAACCAAGCAGATAACAGACTAATTACTGCAACAGGTACAACAGATACATTAAATGCAGAATCAGGATTAACATTTAATGGTTCAACTCTTGCATTAACAGGAAGCCAAACGATTACTGAATTATTAGATGTAGATGGTCATACAGAATTAGACAATGTGAATATATCAGGTGTTGTGACTGCCACTACATTCAAGGGTGCAATTCAGGCAACATCAGGAACATTCTCAAGTGGTGTTGATGTTACTGGTGATTTAGATGTTGATGGACATACCGATTTAGATAACGTATCTGTTGCTGGTGTGGTAACTGCAACAACATTTGTGGGTGCTCTCACTGGTAATGCTGCGACTGCAACTGCATTACAAAATGCAAGGAATATTGGTGGTGTTTCATTTGATGGTACTGCAAATATCAATCTACCTGGTGTAAATGCAGCTGGTAATCAGGATACAACTGGGACTGCTGCTGTTGCAACTAATGTTACTGTAAGTGCTAATAATTCTGGAAACGAAACTGTTTATCCAGTGTTTGTTGATGGTGCTACTGGAACACAAGGTGCAGAAACAGACACAGGATTGAATTATAATCCAAGCACTGGTAATTTAAGTGCTACAAAATTTACTGGAGATGGTTCAGGACTCACAGGCATCACTGCATCAGGTTCTGGCGTTGTTATCAAACACGATGGTTCAACAGTTGGAACTGCTGGAACAATTAACTTCTCCACTAACTTAGATGTTTCTGCAATCTCTGCTGGTATTGTAACTATAACTGCATCTGGTGGTACATCATTAACATCTGACGCACAATTTAATACTGTAGCAGGAACTAATGCTGGAGATAGTTTCTCAGGCACAGATGCAGTTAGAAATACTTTGTTTGGATATGATTCTGGAACTGCAATCACCACTGGAGATAATCATGTAGCTTTGGGTGCTTATGCATTAGATGCTATTACGACAGCTAGTGATGCAGTTGCAATAGGTTATAACGCTGGTTCATCTTTAACAGTTGGACAATGTGTTTTAATAGGATCTAAATGTGCTCCTTCAGCAACTACATCTAGTGGTATTGTTGGTGTTGGTTATGAAGTTTATCAATATTTAACAGATGGTCAATACAATACTGCTGTTGGCTCTCAGTCAATGAATCGTATCACATCAGGTGACAAAAACTCATCGTATGGTGCACTCTCACTTATCTATTCCCAAACAGCGGACGAGAACACTGCCTTGGGTTTCAGAGCTTTAGGTAGGGAACCCGTTACTGGAAATAGTAATACAGCTGTTGGTTGTGAGGCAGGTGCAACAGGGACTAATGATATAACTTCAGGTGCTAATAATATACTTCTTGGATACAAAGCACAGGCTACTTCAGCAACAGTATCAAACGAAGTTACTATTGGTAATTCAAACATCACCAAGTTTAGAATACCTGGTATTAATTTCATACTGAAGGATAATGGTGGAACTCCAACTCAAGGTCACGTTTTAACTGTCGATGCAAATGGTGAAGCAGGTTTCGCTGCAGTATCAGGTGGAACAGATGTAGGTATTACTACTAACCTTTCAGGATCATTCACTGCAAGTGCAGGTTCTCCATCTACAATCAATACATATGGATATGGTTCTGGTGATATCGTTGTTGAGTATACAGTATTCATTAAGAATGGAAGTAATTTCCAATCACAAAAACTACTAGCAATGAGAGATGGAACAACGATTCATTCAACACAGTTTGCAGTGATGTTTAGTTCTTCACTCTTAGTTCAATTAGATGCTACAATCAGTAGTGGTAATATCTTATTAAGAGCAACACCTGAAACGGGAGTGTCAGGGTCAACAACTTATAAAGTCAAACGTGAGGTAATGTAATGGATTTTGATAGGTACACCCTAGCAGTCACAAGTCCTGAAGATTGGAATACAATTCATAACGCACTCATCGTTGATAGTAACGAGGATGGTATTCCTGATCGAAAGGTAACTTGCACTGATTGTAAATCTCATAGTCCAACTCGTGGAACTTATGATTTAACAGAGGAAGAGGCAAATCAAATTGCAAAACATCCAAAGGTAAAGTGGATTGAGTTATCACCCTCTGACCATCCAGATGTATATCCAAAACCAGATCCTGCTACAAAAAGATTCAAGAAAGATGTAAAGATATATCGTGATATTAGTACTGGTGGTGCAAATGTCCCACCAGGTATCACAACAGCAGGTGAATTAGATCGAACAAATTGGGCAGTAAAGAGAGTTGGTATTGCAACTAATGGTGATAGTTGGCCAAATGTTACAGGCAATCCACCACCAATATTCGCAGATGTAAGTTATAGTTTGACAGGTAAAAATGTTGATGTTGTCATTCAAGATTCAGGTATATTACAGTATCATCCAGAGTTTATTCAGGGTAATGGTGAATCAAGAGTAAGAGATATAGTATTGGATGGTCCGTATTATATTGATCCAGCATATTTTAATTCTAACGGACACACATATACAAAACCTGATGGTCGCACTGGTATAACAACTGCATCAGCTCATGCTTGGTGGGAAAACTCAAGTAATCGTTCAGGATCTTTTTCATCAGTTGCAACAGTATCCATTGATAGTGGTTATACCGTTTCAAGAAGTGTTGGTGCTGGTGGTTCAGCACATAGTTTTACTAGCGGTCACGGAACAGGTTGTGCTGGTTTAGCTGCTGGAAAGAATTTTGGATTAGCATTTGAGGCAAATCTATGGAATATAAACATCTTTGGTGATATAATGGCAGTTGAAACAAGTTATGATGTCTTAAAAATATTTCATCAAAATAAACCAAATGTTCAGGTTGGTAGTAAGTTGAGAAAAAATCCAACAGTTGTAAATGGAAGTTGGGGATATCAGGCTAGATTTAATACAAGTACAAATGTGAGTTATAAGTTTAGAGGTGAGACAGGAACATTTACTGGAAACGATGCGATTGGGTCAGGTACAGGACAATTGGCAAGAGCGATGAAAGAAGGATTAAGTAATCAAGTAGTAGGTGCTTATAAATCTTGGTCTTCTTCATCAGGGTCTAATTCAAGTGATACTGCTGGTGGAGAGATGATTGATTCAGGAGTTATATTTGTTGCTGCTGCTGGAAACAACAATCAAAGATTGGGCATTGGTGCTGCTGATCCTGATAGATTAAATTATATGACATCAACTGTTGGTAGTGATCCAAGATCAGAGTTTCCAGGAACAACAAAACCTTGCGGTCATCGTGACTGGATGAATCCTCAAGGAATCGGTTTTGATAGTGCAAATGATTTTCATCCAGTAATTTGTTGTGGTGCAATGGAAGAATATATTGGTATTGTTGGTGGTGCTGCAACTTATGAAGAGGGTCAAGCAAGTTACTCTAATAATGGACCAGGTATTGATATCTGGGCACCTGCTGATGAAACTTTATCTGCTGGAATATGGGATACTGATGAAACAAATTATGTAAGAAGAGATGATGCTAATTTTGCAGATCGTTTTTTCAATGGAACATCAGCAGCTGCACCTGTGGTAACTGGATTGGTCGCTCTATTTTTAGAATCGAATCCATCTGCAACATCTAAAGATGTTAAAAATTTCTTGGCAAATGATGGTTCTAAATTACTACCTGATTCAGAATGGGTAGATCAATATACAAGTGATTCTTCAACAGATTACTGGTCTGAAAGTTATAACAATCGTGGTGCACAAAATAAAGTAGCATTCGATCCATTTGCATCTGACACAGTTCCAACCATTTCAGGAGTTGAAATGTCAGGTGTATCGTACACACAATCATAAATAATCAAAAAGTAATATGGCAGAAAAGGGTTTCGGTGTAAAGGAGATTAATCTGATTGGTGCGTCAGGAACACCAACGATTGAAAGTCCGAACAATTTAAATCTAAATGCAGTCAATGTTGCAATCAGTACGAACGCAACGATTGGTGGAACTCTCACTGTATCTGGAAGTCTTTCAATAGGTGGAACAGTAACATATGAAGATGTAACAAACGTAGATGCGGTTGGTATAATTACAGCAAGAGATGGAGTATTCATACCTGATAGTAAAAAATTGAATTTAGGAAATACTGCTAGTAGTCCAGATTTACAGATTTACCACGATTCAAGTAATAATTATTCATACATTAAGGAAACAGGTTCTGGACCTTTACAAATACAAAGTAATGCAGTTTTCTTTCATGATGCTGGTAATACCCAGACTAATGCACAAATTACTGATACTGTTTGTAGATTAAATTATAGTGGTTCGACTAAAATTGCAACAAGTAATACAGGAGCAACTGTAACTGGAACTTTAGTTGCAACAACTTTCAGTGGTTCAGGTGCATCACTCACAAGTTTACCAGCAGGAAACTTAACTGGAACTCTTCCTGCGATTAGTGGTACAAACCTAACAAACTTACCAGCAGCAAATTTAACTGGAACTCTTCCTGCAATTAGTGGTGCAAACTTAACAGGTATCGCAGTCACCGAAGCACCAGTCACAGATTATACTATCACTGGAAATAATCCAAACTACTATTTTCATGGTGGTGGTGTAGATGAAACTGCAGGTAATCCTACTTTATATTTGATAAGAGGACAGAAATATCGTTTTAATAATACCACTGGATCTGGACATCCATTTGCTATTCGTGTATCAAATGGTGGATCAGCATACACTGATGGTGTGTCTGGAAACAATCAGGGTGTTCAATTCTTCACTGTGCCTTATGCTGCACCAGCATCATTAGTTTATCAATGTACGATTCACGGTGGAATGGTTGGTAGTATTGTGATTCGAGGTGGTGCTAATTTTGCATCCATATCTAATAATGCAGACAATCGAGTTATCACTGGTGGTAGTGGTGCTAACTTAAATGGTGAATCTACTTTAACTTATGATGGTACAACTTTAAACAATGGTGCTGGTGGTATAAATCTCCAATCTACTGGTGGAGATTTAATAAATGTAACAACCACAGATGCTACTAGTAGATCAACTATCAAGTTCAATACAAATGGAAATGATTGGGAGATTGGAGCAAGAGGTTCATCAGGTAATCCAGATAATGCTTTTTATATTTTTGATAATGCAGCAATAGATTATAGAATGGTAATCAATCCCACTGGATTCATTACTAACACATTTAAACCAGTAAGAACTGCACAAAATGCAGTTGTAACTGATGCATCTAATAACAGATTTGTAATTACATTACCTAGTACAAGTAGAATGTTCAGACTTACAGGTTCATTTAATTTTGATGGTTCAGGGACTGGTACAATTTGGGCTGATTTTGGTGATTGGAGTGATAGTCATAGTCCTAGTTTAGAAGGATTTGCAAACGTATGGAGAAATGGAGCTGGAGGTCCTGAATATCAGGATAACCCATCAGGACGATACTATCGAGTTGCTACCCCATTTGATTATGGATCTCTTGAAGTTACTTATGATGTTCTCATAACAACATTGGCATTTAATGGTGGTGCAAGACCAGGAGTACATGGACATATTAGATGGACTTGGAGTGGTATTGGAAATGCTTTGACAGTATTTTCATTTCAAGATACTGCTGCGAACGGGACTGAAAGATTAAATAGTTTTGCTTGGGATATTGATGGTGTTTCTGGTAGTACTGGAACAGGAAGACATCATTATATTATAGAGGAGTACCCACTTACATAAAAATTATGGCAATTAATTACGAATCAAAAGAGGATATGGGATATCTACTCATTGCACTTAGAGAGTGTTGTGGATTGGATAGTGATACCATATTTAAAGTTAAAGATATACACTCTGCAGGATCATATGATGGAATTGAAATAATGAAGAGTGATACAAATGGTGTTACAAAACCATCTAAATCTGATTTAGAGGCAAAATTTGATGTTGTAAAGAATAGAGAAAATTTCGCTCGTCTGAGAAGAAAGAGAGACGAACTATTAAGTGAATGTGATTGGACACAGAGTGGTGATGTGCCAACAAAAATAAAAACCAAATGGCAGACATATCGACAAACACTCAGGGATTTACCAAACAAACAATCACCGTCTGATATGTTTTTAAGTAACATAACCTGGCCAAATATACCATCATAAATAACTAAAAAGTAATATGGCACTGAATAGATTAACAAAAGTAGATGGTGGTGGTATCAGCACGACTTCGGATTATCGTGTTGGTATTATCACTGCATCAAAGTTTGTTGGTCCATTTGATGGAACTGGTGGTAATTTTTCAGGTGTAGTCACTGCTACAAGTGCAAATTTCACAGGTAATGTAACAATTGGTGGCACCTTAACTTATGAAGACGTAACTAACATAGATTCAGTTGGTATTATAACAGCAAGAGATGGAATTGATTGTAACGGGGATATAGATGTAGATGGTCATACAAACTTAGACAACGTAAGTATCGCTGGTGTAACTACTATTGGTCATCTTTATCCAAATACAGATAGCACTTATGATTTAGGATTAAATGGAACAAGATGGAGAAACTTATATGCAGATACTTTATATGGTGATGGTTCTAATTTAACTGGGATAGCAGCAGATAAGATATTTGAGGGTAATACTGAAGTCGAAACTGTTGATACGGGATCTGATGGACATGTTAAAATAACAACTGAAGGTAATGAAAGATTTCGCATCGACTCAAATGGTCGATTGGGTATCGGAATTACAAATCCAGAAGACTACTATGCTTCTTATAATAGAGTTGTTATGGGAAGACCTAATGACTCTGGAAGTATGACAATCGTCAGTGCTCCCACTTATGGTGGATACATAGCGTTTGCAGATGGAACATCAGGTAATCAGGCATATCGTGGATTAATATCTTATTATCATGGTCAAGATGCAATGGTTTTTGGAACCGATGGAGGAACAGAAAGACTTCGCATCAGATCTGATGGTGGTGTCGGTATTGGTACTGAAAATAATTTTGGTGGTTCTACGTTATCAATTTATGGTGCTGATATTGGTGAAGGAACCGCAAAGGGTCAATTAGTTATAAAGGATACTGCTGCATATAATGCTTCTCCAACTGCGGGTATTTTGTTTCAGGGAATACATGCTGCTGGTTCTCAAGCAATCTTTGCTGGTATTAGAGGATTTAAGGAAAATACAACAAATGGTAATTATGCAGGTGCTTTAGCATTCGATGTGCGAGCAAACGGAGCGGTTGCTTATGAAGCAGCTCGCATCACATCTGATGGTAAATTTGGTATCAATACTAATAATCCATTATCGGGAACTCATATATCTGATGGCACAGCATACGGTACACCACAAAATTCTAGTAGAAAAGCAACATTAACAATATCTGCTGGTAGTGAAGCGTCTGCTGATATACAATTATTAAGTGCTAACTACAATCACATCTTCTTTGGTGATTCATCAGATCCAAACACTGGAATAATTCATTATAATCATACTGGTAGTAATACAGATAGTATGAATTTTGTCACTGCTGGTGAACAAAGACTTCGCATCGACTCAGATGGTCGTCTATTGCAGAATGGTATGACTGCAATTGGTGACTTTATGCTCCAAATGGAGGGAGCAGGTGGAACAGGAAAAGTTCCAGCAATTTTGTTTAAGAATGGAACAGCATCAACTAACGAAATAATAGGTGGTTTTACAGCATATAATACATCTAATGAAGTCGCTACAATATATGCAAAAGAAGAGTCTGCGAATGATGATGCTTATTTACAATTTTCTACTAAAGCAACAGGTGGTTCATTAACAGAAAGACTTCGCATTACATCGACAGGTAATCTCAAACTACCTGATAATGCAAAAATTGAATTAGGTGGAGCACAGACAGGTTCTGGAGATCTTGAAATATATCATACAGGATCTTCAGGTGCTATACTTAATAGTAATACATCTACCCAACTTACAATTGCTAGTGATAATGCTTTAAATCTTACATCTAGAACTGGCACAGAGTATTACTTTAGAGCATATCCAAATAATAGAGCTGAATTATATTATGATTTTAGTACATATAATACTCCTAAACTACAAACTTCTCCCACTGGTATCACAGTAGATGGAGAAGTCGCAGCATCACAAGACTATCCAAACTTCCGACCAACCATAGATTTTAATTTTGCAGCAACTAAAAAACTTGATCCAAGAATTGCATATTCAAGAACTGGACCAGCATCATTTGTGAATGATCTTGGAGAAGTCGTAATAATTGGTCCAGATGTTCCGAGATTTGATCATGATCCAACCACAAGAGAGAGTAAGGGTTTGTTGATTGAAGCAACTCGAACTAATCTATGGTTATATTCAGAAGATCTTGTTACTTATGTTACTGGTGGTGAGATGCAACAATCAACTCTTGCAAATACAACAGCAACAACAGATCCAACAGGTGGAACAAATGCTGTTAAGATGGCAGCAACTGCGACAGGTGGTGCTCATTCATTCTACAAACTAATTAGCAGTGGTTCAAACGGTAATGTTCACACAGCAAGTGTATGGGTAAAGGCAGCAGAAGTTGATTATGCAAGAATATATGTGGATACGGTTGGTGGAAATATGGGTGGACCAGGTGTTACATTCAGTACAGGAAATACTTGGAACGTATCTGCATCTGGTGTTGCAACGCAAACTGCAACAAGTGTAGTTGAATATCCAAATGGTTGGTGGAGACTATCAGTATCTGGAAGTTTCTCAAATCAAAATCAATATTATGTTCATATTGATATCGAGGGTGGAGAAGGAGATATAAGTTATACTGGTAATGGTAGTAATGGAATGTATGTATGGGGAGTGCAATTTGAGAGTGGTCCTTTCCCAACTTCTTATATTCCAACAAATGGGTCAACAGTAACTCGTGGTTTAGATCTCACAATATTAGAAGGAACTAATTTTTCTGACGTATTTGGAACAGAATTTAAAGAATTTTCATTAGTTGCTGATTATGATAATACAACAACATTTGATGGTAATAATTATGGTATAATTGATTTATGGGGTGAATCAACTGGATTTGATGATCGTATAGGATGGTTTAAGGATAATGCATCACCATATCATATCGAAACAAGATCATTTGGACAGGGAAATGCACTGTTTAATAATGGAAATCTATCTGCAAGTAGTAAAGCAAAGTCGCAAAGATTTGCAACATCTTGGTATGTTCCTGATTATTCTAACACATCATCCAGAAGATTTGTTGTATCAATGGGGGGTGAAGCAGTAGATATTATTCCTGATAATACTGGAACCACTGTTCCTCAAATAACAAGAATGGGAATTGGTTGTAACCCAACCAGATATGATCTTAGTGGAGGTCTCCTTCACTTTAAGAGACTTATGGTTTATAATAAAACTTTAAGTGATGGTCAATTACAAAATCTGTCAGCACAATAAATACCACAGGAGAATAATTATCAATGCCTAATCTAGTCGGAATCGGAAACAGTCAAGTACCAACAAATGCAATGTTGGGTGGATTGGCCTATCAAGATCCAACTAATGTTATTTTAGATAACATAGAACCAGGAAAAGTAAGGGCAATAATAAAAAAATCTGGACTCCAAGTACCATATGAAGTAAGTGGATCTGGTGAATGTGCGTTTGTTTACGATACATCAAAAGATTCTGATGGTGGAGCATGGAGAAAGAAAACTCAAAACACATCTTGGTATAATGAAAAACCATCATTTTATAGGGGAGCAAGAAAAGAATTTCCATCAATAGCAATAATAGTAGTTGCTCAATCTAGAGTTAACATATATGATGGTGATGATCCAAATTTATCATTATGGATGCAATTTAAATGTGGTAATCCATATGCGATTGGTCCTAATGGTGATTATCCACATTGTGTCACAGCATTAAATGGAATGTTAGTAATTGGTGAGGATACCAATTATGGGGGAGTTAATTGTATTGATTTTGTAAAAGATGAAATTAGAAGACTAAGAGGTGCAATTACAACCAACGGAACAAATGGAATGTGGCCCACTGGTATATGGGGTAGAAACGGTAATCCAGATCGCACAGACTCTCTTTGGGCAACTGGTAGAGGATATGATAATTATAATATTGGTCAACTTTTAAGTGATAATGTAAATTCAGTTGCAATTTTTGCTCATGATAGTTCACCAATTGATCCAGTTACAGGATTACCATATCCTACAATTGCTTGTGCAGTTGACTCTGGTATATCCATAATAACTCCAAGACACTTTGAGATGACTGGTTATCCTGGTGGAATGGGAGAAACTGGTGATGGTGGAACTGGAATATATGACATCACGAGCACTAATAATACATACAGACTTGGACGTTCAGTCGAGTGGAATGAATTTGGAGATTTGATATTTGTAATGGGGGATGGAAATGGAGATTTGGATTACATTCATACTATAGATCAATATATTACATATAATGATGCAGTTGTAGTCGACACAAAAAAATCAAATTATACAAATACTGCACTTATAAGAAATTTATATCGAGGAAGTTATAATCACACTGCATTTAATGGTACTAGTGGAAATTTCACTGGATATTTAAGTCAAGGTAGCGACAGACATATTACAGATAATACTCATCAACATAAGACAAGTTTTCTTGCTGCGATGAAAGGATATCAATTTGCAACTGCAACTCGAAATGGATTGACACAAATAGTTGAAAATCCAAATGTAAACTGGACATCTAGTGCTTCTAGTAATCGAGGTGATTTATTTGCATATACAGGACATAGTTTCACAAGTGGTTGGTGTTATGGAAAACCAGGAATTATAACTTTATGCACTACTGATGATACTAATATAACTGGAACTAATTTGTTATCCAGCACTGCTTCAGATTGGTCAACATATGCAGGATCTGGATCAGTTTCTAACCCTTCCTCTGGAGTATTGAGAATAGCGGATTCAGATAATAATTATCAGGTAAAACAAGATATTACAACCGTTGCTGGTAAGACATATGTATTTACAGCACATGTTACTTCCGCAAGATACGCATACGTCACCATTTACAATGGATCTACTAGCCTTGGTCATAATAATGATGGATTTGGTGGCACTACACCTAGTGGTGGAATCGGAATTAACATCACATTTGTTGCACAATCTACATCAACACAAATTAGAATAAGTGATGGTAGTAGTGGGGCATTTACCATTGATCTCGAAAATTTACAAGTTAGACTTGCAGAGAGAGATTATTCTGTTTACGATGCAAGTGCTTCAGTATATGGAACAATCACAAAAGGAAGAGTAAATGGAAACAGTGATTTATGTTATTATACTGGTTGGAGTGGTAGTAATTATATCTGGAAACACTATGCTGGAAGACCTAGCAGTTACGAAGATGGATTGGATCATGGAAACGGAGATTTTTATTATAATTTCTGGGTAAATCCACAGGATGTTGCATCAGGCACGATGATATTCTCAAAGAGCACAGACAATAATGGAATGTATGTCAGATGTTATACAAATGGTGATGATATTCGATTTGATTTAAGCACAAGTGGTAGTGGTTATATAGGTTTCCAAGCAGGTGGAAATTACTATGTACAGGAACATTATTCTTGGGCGTGTGTGATGGGAATTCGAAGAGACCGTCACTTTGAGATATGGATAAATGGAAAACTTCAATTAAGAAATGAAATCACTGTTGCATCAGTATTTTCAGATAGTTTCTCATCAACAGATCATGTATTAAAGTTTGGACACGATCCATATACAGCTGCAACTGATTCATCACTTCGATTGGCATTATTCAGATCTGGTTTTGGTGCACCATCAAAAGAACAAATTGAAAAGATGTATTTTGATGAAAGAGGATTATTCGGTCCTGATGCAAAATGTACTCTTGTAGGATCTACAGATGACCGTGTTGAAGCATTAGATTATGATAGTCATACTGATTTATTACACGTTGGTGGATCACAAGGTCGTGCAGATTTTAGTGGATTGGTTAGAATAAATAATAATACAACAGGAGTAACCCGTGCTTTGTCTGCGGAAAAAGGAATGATAGCGGAGTATTAGTATGTCACTGAGAGTTTCAAAACCTGAATTTAACATAAGAGAAAAATTAAATGAACTTGATCGTCCAATTGGTGTTCAGGGTAATAATATATTAAGAAGTAATACTGCTAGTGAAAGTTTCGACATAATACAAGCAGGTAGGAGAAACATGTTAATTAATGGTGACATGTCCATGGCTCAAAGAGGAGTTTATGTTGATGTAAATACCCCCTCACGAACAACTGGCATCACTGGGGATACATTTGGTGCTTGTGATAGATGGGAATTAGATATTGCTAGTTCTGGAACTTGGACACAAGAACAAGTGTTAGATGCACCACTTGGATCTGGATTTAGGCATTCAACTAAAATGACTTGCACAACACCAGATACTAGTGGAGGTGGATATACACCACTTGGTATCGTTTCTCTTAGACAAAAAATTGAACATGGATTATTAATGAGTTTGCAACATAAGAGCACAAAAGGCAAACCATTTACATTATCATTTTGGGTAAAATCAAATGAACCTGGAAAATATTATGTACGATTAGTTAGTATTAACAATACTACTTCTGATAGTATAACTCGTAGTTATACTATTGAACAAAGTGGAGTATGGGAATTTAAAACTTTAACTATCCCTCCTGATACCAAAAATTATTATGCACTAGGCACTCCCGTTCAGGCTATGGAGGTATATTTAACAGTAGGTGCAAATTCAAATACATATGGATCTCCACATTATGGTATATGGGATAATAATGCAGCACATTGGCATCGAGGACAAACTAATTTAGCTGCTGCCACTGGAAACTATATTCAATGGACAGGAATTCAATTGGAAAAAGGGTCACAACATACTCCCTTCGAGCATCTTCATTATCATGAAAACTTAGCACTATGTCAAAGATATTGTGCTGCATTTGGTGGTGATGATGAAATGCATTTAGGAACAGCACATGCATATAATTCTACTAATATAAATTTATCAATACATCTTCCTGTTTCTTTGAGAGCAAAACCGAGTCCATATATAACAACAGTTCCAAGTGGTTCCCAAGCTGGTAACTGGGTACAAGCATATAAGGGAGCAAGTGGTAATATGAGCAATGCGAGTGTATCAGTAGGTGATAATACAACTACCACCATAGGAGGAACCTCTTCAGGTGGACATCATACTCTTCGTTTATATCTCCAAAATGCACATAGTGGTTTATCCACAGGAGATGCATTATGGGTTCACACGTTAGCAAATGCTAAATTAGTCTTAGATGCGGAGTTGTAAGAATGTATAAGTTATTCATAGTTCCACCTTCAACAGAAGCAAATTCAATAATTCGTTTATCAGATAATGTCAGTATTCCTGTAGATTCTAATAATAGTGACTATCTACGATTTGTTAATGATATCTACAAAAATGGAACTGGTATTGTAGAGGGTGCAGATGTCGAAACTCAAATTTCATATGTGGATGCTCGTAAGGTAGAGTATCCACCACTCGAAGAACAATTAGACAAAATTTATCATCATGGAATTGAATCATGGAGAACAGACATAACAGCAATCAAAGATAAGTATCCAAAAACTCAAGTTGGTATAACCTCAATCTCACCTTTACCACAATGGGTAATTGATTTAACTAGTTCATAAATAGTCAAAAAGTAATATGGCATTTACAAAGGTTGTTGGTGCTGGTATACATACCCTCTCCAACATAACGAGTCACAACATACATTCTTCAGGTATTGTAACTGCCACAAAGTTTGATGGTCCGTTTGACAACCTAAATGTAACAGGTGTCGTGACATTTTCGGGAGATGTTTCAATCGGTGGAACACTTACATACGAAGATGTAACTAATATCGATTCAGTTGGATTAGTCACAGCAAGAGACGGAATATTCATACCAGATAATAAAAAGTTAGAATTAGGAAACGCTGCGGGTAGTGGGGATTTAAGAATATATCATAATGGCAACCACTCATATATTGATGAAGTTGGGACAGGAAATTTTTACATTAGAAATGGTGCAAAAAATAGTATTTTCGCCAGAACTAATGCCGAGGTTATATTATATCATAATGGGAGTGGTAAATTTCAAACAACATCAACTGGTGCAGAGGTAACTGGAATACTAACTGCAACGCATTTTAGTGGTTCGTCGGAGGTTGGTATTCAGTCTGGTGGTGTTCAGATTGGTGCTGGTGTAACTCAACTTAATTTTATTGGACTTGGAAATACATTTGCAGTCAATGGTACTACAGTTGATGTAAGCATCTCTGGAAATTCAGGTGCTGGTGGAACATGGAGTTCATACACCGCTGGTATTGCAACCACTAAATCAGTTGGTGTTAATACAAATAATCTTGACGATAATGATTTAGTTGGAGTTGGCAATTCATTTCAAGGGTTGTATATTAGTAATGGTATGATGATTATGGATAATACATTAAGTGGTAATCATTATATTGGAACTGCATTTAATGGTTTGATGGCAGGTCCTGTTAACATTGAGGGTACACTTACCATCGATGGCAACTATGTTGTTGTATAATAAATAAAAATAAAATCATATGTCAGCGATAAGTCTCAAAAGTATAACTGGAATCACGAGTATCACCACTCCTGCAGGTGTTGATAATCAGTTAACGCTGCATACAAATAATACAACAGAGAGAGTAAAAATAAATTCATCAGGTAATGTAAGTATCGCAAACGATTTAGATGTAGATGGTCATACAAACTTAGATAACGTAAGCATCGCTGGTGTTGTGACTGCAACGAGTTTTGTCGGTGCCTTACCAATATCAAATGATACGAATAACAGAGTTATAACAGCAACTGGTTCTGGTGGGTTAAATGGTGAGTCAAACTTAACTTTTAATGGATCATTATTAAATGTTTTTGCAAGAATATCTTGTGATGTTAATTCAGACATTGATATGTCCAATAGTGCTGATGGACAGTTGGTGATAGGTGGTGATGGATATACGAGTGCTATTGCATTAAATGATGTAGGAATGCAGATCTATC